TCAGGATCAATGCCGCTGGGTATATCACATTGACTGGAAAACACGGCTACACCGTCAAGGCGTTTGTAGGAAGAAAGTGAGGGACTGATATGGCAACGACCACGATGTATGTTGAACCACCGCCAATTACCGATAGCGGGGGTGGAAGTGATTATGCGCTTGTGCTGGACTCGTTTCCAGACAGCGCAAAGGTACGCAAGCGTTGGTCAGTAACGACCCCAACCGGCACGACCGCAATCAGTTCTATCACCGTCTGGATCAACCGGGACGCGGTTGGCAACCTTTACTTGAACTTCGGCTCAAGTTATCAGGTAATGACCGCAGGCGTGGCAATCCAGAACGACGAGGCATCATATACTACCTATGCCTCAGCCGCGTCCGACGGAACCGTTGCGGGGCTGACCGTCCCGGCGGCGGCATACAATGGTATCACCAGTCTTGCGGCGGGACAGAAGTTCGACCTCTACATGGAGCGGGACGCGTCCAACGCGTCCGATACCTACAATACCGACCTTGACGTTATCCGTGTTGATATTGCCTTTACCACGACGGCAACTACGACAGCAATAAGCACAAGCGTCCCCTTTTTTGTCAGTGATACCGACCTGAAAAAGTATTACCCGAAACTCGCTAATTTCGTGTGGTCAACTCAATCCGATTACTCAACGCAGATCAAGGAAGCGCATGAGATAATCAAGGACGATGTTAGGGCGATGGGGCAGAGTTACCGGACGTTACTGACACACCTTGACCTGATGAGGGCGGCAGATTCGACGGCAGACCAGGATACGACCACTTCGGCAAGCCTTACGGCCTCTACCACTTATACGCACGTCAATGGGATAGATGGGTTCGTCCGGTTTGTTCTTAACGTGTCTGCCATTGGCGCAACAAGCGGGTATTCGTTTGCGTTGCAGGGGTCAAACGAACAGGACATTACCGACAGCACAGAGCCGAGCAACTGGACGACAGTATGTACACTCACGCCGACGGCGACGGGCTATACTACCGATACATTCCTTGACGAGTACATGTATTATCGCATGGTTGTAACAATCACCCAGGGCACACCGGCGATAACATTTAAGGCGTATCTGCTTGAGACGTTTCTGGACAGGCTCATCATTCACAAGACGTTGCAGATGATATGCACGGACTTCTCAAAGGAACAGAACGATATATGGGATGTTCGGCGGGCGTTCCATGAACGGGCGTATCAGGAAGCGTTAGCAAACCACAGATACACGGTGGACGATGATGAGGACAACCTCATTGATGAGGACACCGATACGCTGGCAAAGGCAAACCAGACGACGTTCTGGCGATGAGTGAGATACACACGAAATACATTGACAACTTGAGCGCATTACAGGACGCAGAGGGCAAGCGGTTGTCTGGGGCAATGCTTGAGGCTGTGAAAAAGATACACAAGGCAAGCAGTGGAAACCCGGTTAAGTTTGCGGCAATGCTCAAGGTGTTGCGTAGCAAGATCCTTGCGGAAGCGGTTGTAGAGGTTCGCAAGTCCCAGATACAGGCGGGGAAACTCGGCAAAGAGTTTGGAGAACAGAAATTAAATGCGGGCGATTAACCTAACATCAGTCTTTGAGCGGATAGGTCAGAAGTTCAGGCTCGGCCTTATGAACCGCATTTTTCGTCAGCAAGGCATAGACGGTGGCGCGTACGCCCCGCCAAAGTCTCGGACTATGTTTGCAAGGGTCAAGCAAAAGAAGGGCGTTAAGGTAGCCGGAAGCACGTACACGGTGGAGGGCAAGAAAAAGACAGCCCGTGCCTTTGGGTATAAGCGGTTATGGGTTACGGGTAACTATGCAAAGTCTGCGTTTAACTACGTTGCTAACCCTAACAGCGTAACGGTGTTTGCTTCTGAGAATCTACACCCAGACGGGGCAACGTATAGCGACATCACGAAGGGCAACTCACGGAACTTCCCCAGAAGCCCGCAACACAAGGGAACGGACAACCGCCCGATGGTCTTTCCTAAGACACCGCAAGAGGTTGGGTTGATGAAGGACGAAATGAACTTCGCCGGACGGTTGATAAAGGATGGGGTTGTGAAATACTTCAAGGATGAGGGTCTGATAGGGTATCGCAAGGAGATCAACATTGGCTAAAGTCTCCGAGCCAATATTCCGCATTACGGCGAAGAACATCAGTACGATATACGATGCGTTCACGGCTGATGTTGACGAGTATGTTGTCCGTATGCGTACGCTCGGCGTGAGTGCCGATGAGATATTCCGGCAACTTGGCGATAATCTTGAAGACAGGCAAGACCTGTTCCAGCGGTTCAAGGGCGCGCTTGAATCTGAGATAGACAACATCACGGGCGTAACAGCGCAGGCAGAATCGAACAGTATCTACGAGTCAGGGGCTATGCTGAAATGGGAACTTGACCCGACGGTGAGAGAGCATTGCGATGACTGTGTAAGAAACTCTGGCGATGGTGCAAAGACGTTTGAACAGTGGTCCGCAATCGGCTTACCGGGATTCGGCAATACGGCGTGTCTTGAATACTGCAAATGCACACTTGTAAGGGCTAACTAATGGCGCACGTGGCTGACATACTTACGCAAGTTCATCTCGCGGTTGAGGCTAACGCAACGCTGTCAGCGGCAAGCGTGGTATTCTGGGACAGGGAAGAACTTGACAGCGATGAACTGGACCGCGCAAAGGTCAATGTATTCTGTTACCCGATTGACGAGCAACGGGTTGACCCAGGTTCATACATTGACTTTCGGCGGTATCGGTTCCGCGTTGTCTTGCGGTTCGAGGTTGACGGTCGGTCATTGGCAGATTCATCCGGCGATACCGTAACGAGTTACAAGTCAACCTACAACGATGCTTTACAGACCGCTATGCAAACAACAAACGCAAACCAGACGTATGCGATTTCTAACGTCTATATTGCCGAGTTTGCTGGTACAGAATGGAACTACAAGGAAGATTCGGGGCCGTATAACGAAAGCCACGCCCGCGTGTATCGTATCGCTCAACTATGGGACTTCTATACCTATGAAAGTTAAGAAAACAGACGTACTCGATTACAATTACCGACGCACGGCGTTGGGATTGACCGCAGAGGACTATCACGCTTTACAAGCTGGCGAGGTCGTGGAGATAAACGACGAAACGGCTACCACTTTGATTGACAAACAACTGGTAACAGAGGAGAAATAACATGGCATCGTTTTCGATGTATTCTGACGAACAAGACGAGTGGGGATATGCCGCTGAGACGACTTTCGGCACGGCTCTCGCTGACAATACCAATTTCAAAAAGATCAAGTTCCCGAAGGGGACGCGGGTAGAATTGCCCATTATCAATACGGACATGGAGTCTAACCGTGCGGCGAGGCAACTTGATACCGGGGACATTCACACGGACAACTTTACTGGTCCGGTGAGGATCACCGTGCCAGAGGTCATGTTACACAAGACTATCCTTGCAGACATGATATACGCGTGTTTGCAGAACAAGGTCAGCGAGGGCGGGGCGACGGTGTATCTCAAGTCGTTCAAGTGCCACCTGTCGCAACCAGACTTCACGGCCAATGCGGGGTTTTTCTTCACCCTTGCGTGGAAAGGCCCGGTAACGGCAAAGCATATCAAGTTCACGTCCTGTATCGTCAAGTCAATGGAGATCGTCTTTGACAAGTCCGGCACGGGCGCGAATCAGTTGGTAAAGATCCGCAACCTTGAGATCGTAGGGCAGACCTATACGCTCGCTTGTACGCTGTCTGGAACGTGGTCAGCATATACAACCACATTCAACTCATACGATTATACGCTGAAGTATGACGATTCAACGTCAATGGAATGGCTACGGTGTTCAATTAAGCTGGACAACGGTGCGGAGGTTCTTGATCGTACGGCGGCAGGGCTACCCAAGACATTTTTCCTCAACTGGTCGCATAACATGATTGCTGAGGTTGCTCACTGGTATAACGCCAACACGACGGGGACGATTGCGGACCTTATGGCGTTGTACGCGGCTGGCACGTTGTTCCGGCTGTCCATAGGTTCATCCGCTACAAACTCCCAGGACGGACATTTCAAGTTGACGTTCTACGGGCGTATCAACACTTCGCCGTACGGGGCAGAGAATAAGCAACTCATCACACCATATACAATGCAACTGGCACACGCATCTACAACGACAAACGATCTGATTATCGTTGCTGTTGCGGATAGCGTTGACCAAACACCATAAGGGAGGACGCATGGAGGTATCCGTACCTGAGAAAAAGTTGTTGAGTGAGGAGTGCTGGATTGAGTTAAGCGATGATGTGAAGGTGAGAGTTGACTATCCGACGCGTTCCCAGGAGGTAGAACTGCGCCGGTTGCAGAAGTTGTGGAACTTCGGGCTTGCGCGGGCTGATACCGAGCATTGGTTGTCGTATTACTTGCGCGCGACAATCAGAGATGTAGTGGGGTTCACGATAGAGGGGAGGCTCGCGCGGCTCGTTTTAGACAGGGGACTTGCAAAGCATCTGACTAACGATGACAAGACGCTTGACGTTGTAGCGTTGTTCGTGGACCTTGACATCGTTGAGGAACTTGCTGGCAAGATAAATTCCCGGCTTGAGGTGACAGACGTGGAAAAAAAAACCTCTCAATCACCGCCAAGTATATCAGAGAAGGAAAACTCAAAACCGGATGGGAACAGTTCAAACCCGGTGCAAGAATCCTTGACGGTTGGCATCCCCTGACCTCAGACGGGCGGGAGAATCTGATCGAGGCGCAATCGCTTGAACAGGTGTGGGAAAAGTTGGAGGAGTTTCGGCGGGGTGTGGTTGAGGCCGGGTATGAGTGGAAGTTCGAGGAAGCCTGTCAGATAATGCGGATTTGCCCGGAGTGGTTCATTGATGAGCGTAGTCTTGAGTTGGTGGAGTTGTATTTGTTTCATCGTCCGAACGCCGCTCAAGCATTTCCGGGCACACTTGCAGACCAACCAGCGATATGGATAAACTCAAAGATAGTGCTTGATGGGGTATTCGGTATAGGGATAATGTAAGATGGCAGAACTTGGCGGAGAGGTTGCATTTCGGGTATCGCAACAGGGGGCAGAACAGGTTGCAACGGCGTTGCAAAACGTAGCCAATGCAACTGACAAGGCTGGCAAATCCTCAAGCGAGTTCACGCGGTTTGTACGAGAACAGCGGCAGGAACAGCGCATACAGGGGTTTGTTGCGCGTGAGGCGGCTCAATCGGTGCAAACGCTGGCCTTTGCAACGATAGCCCTAACGAGTTCAACCGCCAACGCGAGCAAGGAAGCACAGCAACTCACAAAATCACTCTTGGCGGGCGCGGCATCATTTCAGGGGGCAGACTTTGCCATAAGCGCACTCGGTAAGGCTCTGGGGTTTGCACCGGGCGGGGTTGGAACTGCCATAGCCGGGGTGATTGGACTTGGCACGGCCCTTTACTCGTTTTTTGATAACTCGGCTGAGAAGGCGAAGGCTTTGACTGCCGCCGCAGAGGAACAAAGGAAAGCATTTGACCAACTGACGACATCCGTAGATGCTTGGAATAAGAGGATGAGCGGTGCGACAGGTGAGAGCGGTGTTGCGGCAACGAGAGAGGAACGTGGCATTTCAGGTGCAAGACTTGCTGGGTTGCGCGCTGTGTTAGAGGCCAATGCCGCTGGTCGCGGAACTGTCATAGCCCCGCCGGGATTATCCGGGGCGCAGGAGTTTGCATTTATTGAAGAAGCAAACAAGGCTATCGGAAGAACGTACGACGAGAACATAAGACGGCTAAAGGAACTTGAGGCGTTATACGCCGCAATAGCATCGGCCTCTTATGATATTTTAGTGAATCAAAAGCAACTGAACCCGGCCTTTGAGGCGGCAATGAAAAATGCGCCGAAACTTTACGGTGAAACCAGCGGGTATCGGTCAGATATTGGCGGATTCTACAAACCCGGAGGCGGTTTTAGTTTTCTCAATACGGGGCGTGGCTTTCCCAAACAACTCGAAATGGTCAAGGGCATAACTGACAACATGAAGATCCTTGACGCTGAACTGACAAAGAGCAATCTCAAGGAACTTCAATTCATCTCACTTCTTGACCAAAGCGTCGGCACAATGCGGTCAGCGGTTGCGCTTCTTGGTGTTGAGACGGATTCGTTCATCGGCAAACTCTTACAGGCTGTTGATATTGCTACGTCTATGCTGAGACTGTACGAGGGAATCAAGACTATCAGTAGTGTTGCCGGACTTCTCACTGGCAATCCCGCCGCGTTTGTTGGCGGTGTTGGTCCACCGGATTTCAGGCGCGGAATAATCAATACAATCGGGGACGCTGAAAGAAAGGGGATTGTGGCAAGGTAATGGCTCTCACAGCTCCATATATCGCAACCGTTGAAACCGGGGCATGGGCGTTGCCCGAAAATGACACCCGCAGGCAGAACGTCAGCGTCGGGCAGTCTGCCTCTGGCGCGGTCAAGTTCTACAAGTTCCGAACATCGGATAGGCTATTTACGATAACGCTCAAGCGCAAGTCAACATCAATAAAGGACGCTCTCTGCACCGCGCTTGAGGCTGATGCGGATTACAAGGTAGAGGTTCACCCCGCAGACCATATTGATTGCGGGGGCGGGGCTGGCGTGGCCATATACGCTGAATGGCTTGACCCGGAGTTTCGCGCCGTCAAGGTGTCGCATGATGCCTGGGACATTACTCTCAATTTCCTTTACGTTTCTACGGTATGAGAACTGTTCCCACCCAAATAACCGACGGATTCACGAATAATTACACCGCGTTCTGGGTTGTCAAGATTGAAGCAACTGACCTTGATGACAGTTCGACGGTGAACTATTACTGGACCACTGCAAGCAAGAACCGCACGGGCCATACGTTCACGCTCAAGTGGGATTCTGGCACGACGGTAACGCCTGATGCCACCATGATAGCGAGCCGCGACCTTGTAACGGGCGAGACATACGACGGTATCGGCGCGATGGAGTCCGGGGCAGACCTGTACGAGGGCGGCGGGGTAGCGACGGTATCAGACCTTGAGGTTGACATACTCAACCAGGAACGCTTTGACGAGACGATCCTCCAAGCGAATATCTACATGGAGAACCGTCCTATCACGATTTACTTTGGGTTTATTCCCGATGGCTCCGGTCAGACCGTTATCATATCAACACAGATGTTGAAGCGGTGGGCCGGTGTCATTGAGGACTTGCGGGACTACGACTATCAGACGTTCAAGCTACGGTGTGTTGACGGGAGTTTTCAGAGGCACAAAGACATACCAGAAACGCTCATCACGCTTACAAACTATCCGAGAGCACCGAAAGAGTCTATTGGCGTACCCGTTCCGTCGGTGTATGGGGCGTTTTACACAGACGAAGATACCGAGCGCGACTTTGAAACAATAAGCCCCGCACCAGGGATATTGATTGATGACACGAAATCGCAATACATCATATCTTCTCACGCGTGTCATACCGTAGGGAATACATACTTTTTCAGTTCCGACAACGGCTTGTTCGGGAAACTTGACACCCCGGACAATTCTTCAAACACGGCAAGCGGCGTTACGTTTGATTACGCGACGGGTGGAAATCTCCTTGCAACATTTCGACAGGTTCCCAAACTTCCTTCATCCGACACAACCGCTACAAGCCCGGAGAACTCCGTTGATAGTTCGGCAACGTCATATACAGAGGTCGGGGTTGGGAAAGGTGTCCTATGGAGATATGCCGCGCGACCACAAGAAGCGGGGACGTTGGCAGATTCAACGGGCGATACTACTAATGCGTATATTACTATTCGTGGCTACATTGGTCAGGTCGATAACGAGGAAGGAAGCACGGTATATCTTGGCTATAAACAGGGCGCATCTACAAGTGGGACATACTTAGGAGAAGCCGACGAGAATACTATCAAAACTACAAGCAATGCTGGTCTTGGCGTATCTACATGGGACACGTTCTCTACTTGTGCTTTCGGTGCTGGGGACGCTGGTGCAACAACAATGATAGTTAGGATCAAGCACCTCGTTCTTGAGTATTACGTTGTAGTTGCGAATCTTCGTCCGGGTGCTAAAATGGCGGCTATGACGTTTTCCGGGTATGGGAGGCGAAGATAATGCCACGTCGTTCTGGGTACCAAAGGATAGAGCGTCAATCGGGGCAACACGCCGACGGCAAGGATATTTTGTCTAATATGTTTGCGCTGGTTAAGGGGCGCAAGTTCGGGGCGTGGGTTGACGCGGACAGTAGAAACAACGGCTACAACGAGAACGACTTGGTCGAAAACCCCGCTTACATCATTGAAAGCATTTTGCGGGATGAACTTGACTTAACTTCCACGTCTATCAATTACGCATCGTTTGATGACGTTGGCAACACGACAGACGGAAGGCGCGACGATTGGAAGATGAGAAAAAGTATCTCATCACAGCAAAACTCGCGCACCATTGTTGAGGAGGTCTGTCAGAACTCTGGTATCGTTGCCATACATGACTTTTCTAACCTTGAGCGGGTCGTAGCCCTTGACCACTACGCCCCGTCTGATGAACTCACAACGGCTGACATTGTTTTCGACGGCGGCAAACCCCAGGTAAGGGTAAGGCAGACACATACAAAATACATCTACAACGAGTTCTACTTGAATTACGCCCGCAATTCCGGCTCTGGAAATTACGACAAACAATTGTATATTACAGCGGCGGGTCAGAACCTTGCAACCAATACACGCTCGGACAAGACATACACTACCTACGGTGGTGCTAACGGACTTTGCGCGGGTTCACAGGAGATGTATAACGTCGTCAGGCGTTGGACGTGGAACTCGGATTGGATAGCCGATGATATAACGGCAGAATTGTTTATCAAACTTATGGCCGATTGGCTGGCTATCAGACGATGGGAAATTGAGGCGACGTTGTGGTATAACGCTACGACGTTAAAACTTGAGGCGATGGATCAGGTTACGTGGGACTTAGACCTGTTGCCGATAAGCATCAGGAATGAACAGGTAACAGACCTTGGTGGCGAGGTTGCCCTGAGCGGTGGTAGTTTGGCAGACAATACATATTATTACGTCGTTACTGCCGTTGACCCGTATGGTGAGGGCAAGTTGTCGAATGAATTTACCGCCATTGTGAGTGACACGGGGGGTGCTGGGGCTGTCCTTCTTACCTGGACAGACATACCAGACGCGACGCTCTATCGCGTCTATCGCGGAACAACGTCTGGGTCATATACAGGATATTACGAAACAGCAACAAACTCATTCACGGATTCGGGCGCGGCGTTTGACGGGACGGGAACACCTTTGACAGTCCCGTGTGCGTTCTTCATTTCCAACGTGATTGATTACGGGTTGAAGGGCGGCGGGCGTATCAAGATGAGTTTTCAATCCTGTCCGCTTTTTTTTTGAGTAGTGGAACCGGATATGGGTACAACTACGGCGAGAACTATGGCATACATCTTTAGGATTTTGGCGTTGTGTTTGATTGCGGTTGAGGTATTTTCTCAGTCGATGCCGTCTGGGTACACGTCGTATTATAGGTTCCGTCGGTACGCAACTGGCGCAAACCCTGGCGCGGACAGCCTTAACGCAAACTACAACGATATTGACAGGTCGATACGATACCCCGTTGCGAGTTATCTTGATTCGTTGCACATGTATTCACTCTCGGCTATTGTCGGACCGCGCTTTGTCCTGAAAGAATCTGACAGTGTGAATAACATCCCGGCGATACGGTTCTCAGCCAGTACCAAACTGGTCAATACCCCGCCAGTGTATTCGGTTGAACCTTCGGGAACGGCCCTATACTTTACAGGGTCGGACGGGGTGCGGAGAAAGATTACGGTTGGCGGCGGGTCGATGGGGTATTCTGACTCGACATGGTGGTGGAACAAGCGGGACACGGCTACGAGTCCCGGTGTGCCGACTATCAACCGGATGCTGGATTCATTAGCAGATCACTGGACGGCGATTGTGGAGAGGTGGAGGAAGGCGGACACGGCTTCAAGTCCGGGCATACCAACAATTAACCGTATGCTGGACTCGCTGGCAGATATTCGTACTTCTATCTCGGCTCTTCCCGTTGGTGTTTCTTCTGTTTTTGGGCGCACAGGGGCGGTGGTTGCGGTCAATACAGACTATTCATCGTCGGGCATCACGAACACGACCATTGACGGAACTTCGACATTCACTGGAAGCGGTGGCGTCAATACTTCTAACTATGTCGAATCGTCCAGTTTCGGCTATTCAC